GGTGTAGATACATTTTCAAATAGTGTGGAAGTTCCATCGGATGATGATAGAGTTGTGAACACAACATTTACACTTACGGTTAATGCTTATTTGATTCCTGAAATGTTTGATAATGCAAAAACCACAAAAAGAAAACTAACTAATCGAAAAGTTTTATTTGGAACAGAAGTTATTTCAGATACACCAAGTATGTCATCACGACCTCAATCTATTAAAAATGCTGGTTTTAAAAAGAATTTAATTTTCAATAGAAAAAATACTGAATTATTTTTGGTCGGTGACATTGGAGACGAATTTGAAATCAGAATTTGGAATGATGAAGAGTCATATACATTGTCAATAGAAGATACTGAATATAAAGTTGCAGTTGATGTAGTAGATGAAGAGGATTATTTTATATTTGATTATGAAAGTGATAGTGAAGTTTATATGAAAAAAGATGAATCACATACGATTTCATTAAATGATAAAACTATAAGAATATCTACACACGAATCATCGGTAGAAATAATAACAATAAAATATATCTAATAAAATATATTTCTTGATTTTTTTTACCATATAAGATATTCTAATGGTAATGAAAAAAAATGAAACTAAATTAACCAAAGATGAACTATCTGAGATACTAATGATTAATACCGAGTATCAAGAAGTTTTAATAAAATTTGGACAACTTTCTTTAGAAAAAAAACGTCTTGAGCAAGAACGTAAAAAAATAGAAAACTTTGAACAAGAATATACTCTGTTATACGAAGAGGTTGAAAAGAAAGAAAAGAACTTCAAAGAAAGAATAGTACGTAAATACGGAGATGGAGAAATAGACTTAGAGTCTGGATTCTATATCAGAAGTTAATTTATTTGATAAATATAATGTTTTTCAAATTTTCAGAACATATTTATCAATAAAGTTTAATAAAAAATCCATAATTTCAACCCATAACCCAAAAGGAGACATAACAGATGGCAGAAAGAATTGTAAGTCCAGCAGTATTCACCAAGGAAATCGATAATACATTTCTATCTCAAGGCATTTCTGAGATTGGGGGTGCAGTTATAGGACCATTTAGTCGTGGTCCTGCATACTCACCAACAATCGTAAGAACTGTTGCGGAACTAGAAGATTTATTCGGTATTCCTGAAGGAAAATATTATCAACCATTCACCGCACGTGAATATTTAAAGCACCAAGGTGTTGTAACTATTGTTCGTGTAGGAGACCTCGGTGGATATAAACAAGAGAATGCTCTTATCGTTAAAGCAGTCGTACAAGACGTAGCAGATTTCAGTGGCACATTGAGTGGCACATTGAGTGGATCTGGAGAATCAGAAATTCAAGTTGGTGACGAAGCAGTTATCGGTGTTCTTGCGAATACATTGTGGGCAGACAATGGTCAACCTGCAAAGGATGCTACTTATGACGGATTTGAAGGTTCTATGATCGACAACGAATCCGCATTGATGTATTATGATGGTGAAGTTATCGATGAAGAAGGTAACGAAGTTATCGTTGGTAATTTTGAAACAACACTTTATCTTAGAAGAACAGTACGTTCAGTCGATGAAAATAGTGGTGACGTTATCGAAAGTATTCAGAGTTTAAAATCAAACTACGACTCTGATTATGTATTCAGTATCGACCCAAAAGCACCTGATAGTATTCAAAATATTTTCGGAAGAACACCAAAGAAGAATGTTGAACCTGCATATCTTTATTCATATTTTGAAAACACTCAAGAAGAAGTTTTCAATAATGTAATGAATGGTGCAAAGTATAAAGTTGAAGTAGAAACTTCAAGTGAAGCACTTGTATTTGAATATGAAGATCCAACAACCGAGCAAGTTCTTGATGATCCTTGGAAACCAGGTGCGGTATCATTTAGTTGTCGTCCTGCAGAAACACCTTGGATTCAGTCACAAAAAATCAGTGGTAGAAGATTCAATCTTTTTAAAGTTTGGACAATTAACCAAGGAACTCGTGCAAATAGAGAAATTAAAATCGGTATCTATAATGTTAGAACACCAGGTTCTATTCAAGATTCAGACTATGGAACATTTAGTTTGATTGTTCGTGCATTCAATGATAATGATCGTGGTCAAAACGTAATTGAAAATTATGATGGATTGACACTTGATCCATTGAGTCCTCGTTATCTTCCACGTGTAATCGGTGATCGTTTTACAACAATTAATAACAAGGGTAAATTAGTTGACTATGGTGACTATATTAATTCAAGTAATTGGATTCGTATTGAAATGCCATTTGATAGTACTGCACCTGCAAATGCTATGCCATATGGTCATGGTTCTTACTTCTCACCTATCGCAGGTGTAGAAACAGGAACACCTAAATACTCACACGCATCTCAATACGAAAGGCAACCAGGAAGATACTTCAACGGAGCAGTATTTAACCAAGGAAGTCCAGACGGAATTCTTGAACAACCTCGTTCTGCAAGAAATACTCTTGAATTATTTCAACCATTACCATACGGTGCTGATGATGCCGGAACAGGATACTATATGGATGAACCTGGTATGGTTACTGAAGAAGTTGACGGAGAAACAACAGAATATGCAGTTGATGCAATTCCAACCAACCCACCACAAGTAGAAGAAATTGCTACTGCAAAACTTAGAAGATTTCTTGTTGGTTTTCAAGGTGGTTTCGACGGAAGAGCTCCAACACATCCAATCTACTTAGGAAAAGATATTACAGAAAGTAACGTACAAGGTCTTGATTGTAGTAAACGTTTCTCAAGTGGAACTAAAGGATATATTCGTGCATTCGCAGCTCTTAGTAACCAAGACGAGTTCGATATCAACTTGATAACAACTCCTGGATTGAGTTTAGATTTGCATAGAACTGTAATTAATCGTGGTGTAGACCTTTGCGAAAGTCGTGAAGATTGTTTCTATATTCTTGATTGCGTAAGTGCTCATAACCAACCAGGTCGTGTAGACGATGCAGTTCAACAAGTATCTACTATTGATAGTAACTATGCGGCTACATATTATCCTTGGGTTAAGATTATTGATCCTGCAACCAACGTATTGCAACCATATCCACCATCATCACTTATGATGTCTGTTTATGCGGCTAACGATAAAACGGCTGCTGAGTGGTTTGCACCTGCTGGTTTAAATCGTGGTGGAATCGAGTCTGCGGTTACCGTTATGGATCGTCTTAACTTCGCAGAAAGAGATACACTTTATGAAGGTAAAGTTAATCCAATCGCTGCGTTCCCAGGACAAGGTATCGTTGCTTTCGGTCAAAAGACCCTACAACGTCGTGCAAGTGCATTAGACAGAGTTAACGTACGTCGTTTGCTTATCAACCTCAAGAAGTTCATCGCAAGTTCTGCAAGATTCTTGCTTTTCGAACAAAATGTGGCTGCTACAAGAAACAAATTCTTGAACATTGTAAATCCATTCTTGGAAAATGTTCAACAACGTCATGGTTTGTATGCTTTCCGTGTTATCATGGATGAGTCCAACAATACTCCAGACTTGATTGATAGAAATATTCTATATGGTCAAATCTTCTTACAACCTGCACGTGCAGTAGAGTTTGTTATTCTTGATTTCAATCTTACACCAACTGGTGCAAGTTTTGAAGCATAAGCAATAAGAAAAACTTAAAAATTAAAGACCTCCACTTCGGTGGGGGTCTTTTTTTTACTCTGATATATATTTATTTACAATGAAAAACTCACTTGCAGATATTGTTTATGAAATTCAATATGAAGAATTCTGTAACTTTGTATATGAAAATAAACTAAATGAAGATACTATCGTATTAAAAGAATTTGCTATTCCTGGTAAACTCAAAAAAGTTTGGTCTTTTATTGTAAAACTAAAAGATATAATAAAAGTTAAAATGGTAGATATGGTAAAACTATTTTTAAATAAACTTGTTTTTAAATTTTTCGCAAAAATAAAATTTAGTTTAGACTACTTGTTTAAGTTAGTTAAAAAAGGATTCAAAGCATATAAAGAAGTAATCAAAGCAATTGGTGAATATATTTCAAGTACAAAAGTAGGACGATGGACTGAAGATAAATTAAAAGATTTAGATGCGTTTTTAGCAAAGCATCCTAAAACAAAAAGAATAGCAGGATTAGCAGTAGCAGGTATACTAATTTATATTTGGTTAAATATGACATTCACAGGAAATGCAGATTATGACTTTGATATGGGAGATATGATAATGGCATTAGGAGGTGGATTTACATTATCAACTTTATTTGCGGGTCCTGAAGGAATGGCATTATTAACTTTGTTTGCGACAGGTGTATTAGGATTATCGTTTCCATGGCCTGGTCCTCAACACGTTCAATTTATTGGAGCAATATTATATGGTTCGGCAAAATTAGTCGGACAGAAACTAAGAAAAGATAAAACATAAATAAATATATTTTTTAATTTATCAACTATTTATATTTGTTGAATGAAAAAATGAAGTTTCGGATTTTTGTTCAATATTTATACTAAAAGTTAAACTATTAAACTGGAGAATAAAAAAAATGGCACAAGTAATATCAACCGAAGAAATGTTTTTCACGGCATTTGAACCAAAAACTTCAAATCGTTTTATAATGTACATGGATGGAGTACCTGCATACCTTATTAAATCAGTAACTCGTCCTAATCTTACTATCGATGTTCAGACAATGGACCACATCAACATCAAGAGAAAGTTGAGAGCTGGTAAAGCAGAGTGGCAAGATATCACTCTTACTATGTACGATCCGGTTGTTCCTAGTGCGGCGCAAACTGCGATGGAATGGGTTCGTCTCTCACACGAATCTGTTACAGGTCGTAATGGTTACGCAGACTTCTACAAGAAAGACTTGGTAATCAATGTTCTTGGTCCTGTTGGTGACCTCGTTGAAGAGTGGACAATCAAAGGTGCGTTTGTAAACAGTACAAACTTCGGAACATTGGATTGGGAAACTGGTGACAAGTTGACTGTAGAATTGACAATCTCTTACGATTACGCAATTTTGCAATTCTAATTTGCATTCAAAATCTCAGTTTAATTTTAAAAAACTTCCTTCGGGAAGTTTTTTTTTGTTTATTTTTTGTGTGGAATATATATTTATTGATATATGAAAAACGAAAAACTAAAGTCTGAAATATTATCTATATTAAACGAGATCGAATCCGAGTATAACGAAGAACAAGTAATTGAAGGTCTCGGTGATGCATATTCATCTTTGGTAAAGTTTTTGTTAAACCAAGTAAAAATTGGTAAGTTTAAAAGAAACTATGATATTGATACTAACTCTGGTAGAATGGTATTTACTACTAAGGGTGGTAAGAAAGTAGTATTCAACGATGGTAAAATCGGAATAACTGCTTTTAAGACATGGAAAGGAAAAAAGGATAAAGCATTCTTTGATTATAGTGACCACAAAGAAATTCTAAAATTTTCTCTTGCAGGTTAATAAAAAATTTTTTTCTTGTATATGTATATATATTAGACTACTATATTGGTAGTAAAAAATAAAAGGTTATAAAATTATGGACTCAAACGATAATATAGAAATGCCCGAAGAGGTGAAAAAAGCACTTCAACGTGACGCACAAACTGCTAAAACTCAAGAAGCAACTCAAAGTGCTACTACACAACCAAAAGCACAGACTAAATCTGAACCTGTGTTTACACAACAAAGTGATCAACCAAGGAAGTTTGAATTTCCAAGTGAGGTCGTTGATTTACCAAGTCAAGGTTGGTTTTATGATCCATCTTCACCACTTGCAAGTGGTCAGATTGATATTAAATACATGACTGCACGGGAAGAAGATATTCTTACAAGTCAAAACTTAATTAAAAAAGGTGTAGTTCTTGATAAGTTGCTTGAAGCACTCATCGTAACACCTAATGTCAAACTTGACGAGATTCTCGTTGGAGATAAAAATGCTATTTTTGTGGCTGCACGTATTCTTGCGTATGGTAAAGACTATAAGATTAAGTTTAAAGATCCAAGCAACAACGAAGATGTAGAAGATACAATTGATTTGGCATTGGTTGAACCTAAAGAATTTGATTTCGATAATCACGAAAAAGGAAGAAATTTGTTTTCATACGAACTACCATTCAGTAAGAAAACAGTTCATTGGAGTTTACTTACACACCAAGACGAGCAAAACATTGATGCTGA